CACCTGCCGCTACTTTAGCTCTTTTAGCTCCTTTAGCTAGCTTAGAAGCAGCAACACCGGCTTTACCAGCTAAACCACCACTAAAACCTTCTACAGCACCAATAGTTAATCCTCTACCTATAGCCTTATTTCTTATTTCTGTACCTTCAGCTTCTAATAAAGCTTTTATATTTTCATCAGTAAACTCTTGATTTTTTTCTTTTAATCTTGTTTCTATTAACTCACCAAAAGTTAATGCGGCTTCCATTGAAGTAGCTAAACCACCCATAGCCCCAGCTAAAGCTCCTAACGGACCAGCTACAGCAGCTCCAGTACCAGCGCCGGCAGCAGCAAAGCCTAACGAAGCGCCAGGTGAATCAAAAGCAGTACCAACTTGCGTACCTAAAGACTGTACAAATAATTCTGGCAATAAACCAGGTTGATCTTTTACACCTCTAAAAAACGCAGCCCAAGTCTTGCCTTCTTTAACATACTGCTCTTGAAACTTAGTCATACGATCAGAAGCAGTGTATGATTTAGCTTCGCTTTCTTTAGCTTTCATAAACTCTTGTATACTTTCCATATCTATATTAGAAAAGTTTTGAGACATAAGGTCTGTAGCCTCGCCAGTTGTGCTAGCAGCAGCCACACCTCTACCAAACCAAGTTTGATCAAACCAACTAACGTCAGTGTCTTCAGTTTTTTGAGAAACTATATCATATCTATTAATATAGTCTTCAAAAGACATATTCTTGCGCTCAGCGCCAGCTTGTATCTCTTCTTCAGTATAAGTATTTCCTTTATATAAATAATCTGACATAGTTATTTTTTATTATAAATCAGCATCGTCATTAGATAAAACTTTTTTATCATCTAATATTTCTAATATGTCTTCAAGCATAGTTTCTTTTTGCCCATCGCTTAAACTACCAACTTTAAAAGTAACATCTTTTCCATTTAATTGTACTTTGTTGTCAAACTTGTCATAAAGAGTTATTGATTGAGTTAATAAATTATCACCAAATTTAGATTTAGAACCACTTGGCATAAAATGAAGACCCTCAGGATTTCTTTTGTCATTTCTTGGAAATATTAATTTATTAAAGTTGTTTGAAATAGTGTTATCATTTCCGGTATCAAATATTGTAATATCAGATCCAGTGCCAAACTCCGTATCAACAGTGTTTGGATCTCTCATGTCTTTTTCAACTTTCTTAGGGTTTACCCCGTAAAATCTATCATCTTGTATTCCAAACTCATTGACTAAATCATCTGTAGTGTCAAACTTTTTATCATCTCCAACGTACCAACCATCTCCTAACCATCTATATTCTGTGTTATCAACAGGATCGTTGACTAAGCCGTTAGACAAACCTTTCCACAGTCGAGTAGCAACTGCTGCTGACTCATAATTGTTATCACCTCCTTTTTTAACTTTAATAGATTTTTTAAATACAGGCACTCCACCCTCGTTAACACCAGGTGTTGATGGTTGTTTTGCATCAAAAAGACTTTTACCTTTGTTGTATTGTATTCTACCATCGTTATCAGCGTAAAACGCAGCTGCAATACGCTTTGTGGTAGCTAGGTTGAAGTTTTCGTCATCTGGGTTTGTTAACGTGCTTACAAGCTTGTTTAAATTTGACATTGTAATTTGGTCAGGAATACCGTCGTTATCAACATCAAATCCACCAACATTGTTTAAAGCGCCTATTAATTCTTTAGTTAAATTTGGATCTTTACCTTTTAATGCGTCTTTAAAAGAATACTGCATGCTACCAAAAGGATTGTTTATTAATCCTAAAACTTCTTGCTTGTTAGTCATTAACGCTTCGTAAGCGTTCATAGCTCCATTAAAATCGTACGCAAGCCCTTGTTTACCTACATTAATAAAACCATTACTAAGTTTTAAAGCATTACTTTGCACGCCGTACTGTTTAGGTAAAAACCTTTTTTCTAAATCACTGTGGTTTATTTTTAATTCTTTACCGTTAATATTTGCCGTGTATACTAACTTGCCATCTACAAACTCTCTTTTAGCACTTTTGTCTAATATTGACTTCCAAAGTTCCATATCGTAGTTTTGTAGTGAATTAAGATCTACTTGGCCGTTGTCTATTAAAGTAGCTATTTTAGTCATTGTTTGCTCTGCGCTTCCGGACTCTGCTTTTATATTAGCTAGTCTAGTTCTAATTTTAGCTCTTTCAGCTTCACCTTCTCTACCTTTTGGTATTGACTTCATTTGTTCTCTTAGACTGTTTATTTCTTGACTAACTAAATCAACGTAAGAATCGTCTATGTAAGTACCAGTTTCAATGTCTGCTAAAAGTTTAGGTGTTAATTCTTTTACTTCGTTTCTTAAATCGTTATTACTTTTGTCAAAAGCATAAAAAAAGTCTTGCACAGCAGTTTGCAAATTAGTTACATTTTCTGCTTGCATTTTGTATACACCTTGCATGTTAGGGCCTATATTAGCCAACTCAGCCTTTAGCGCACCTTGCACTAAAGTACTGTCTGCCCTACCTAATAAACTTCCTCCTGTTTTTGTTGCCATATTTTATATTTTTTTAATCTAAAGGATTTAAAGTAACGTAGTTAGGAAACTCTACTGGTGGTCCTTGAGGAACTCCAGACTGCACGTCTGTTGTTGTAGTGTTACCACCTAAATTTTCTAAATCTAATGTTGCTAGTTGACTTAATGAATTTATCATCATTTTATTTGCAGTTGCATTTGCAACTTGCTGATTTTGTAATTGTCTTTGGTAATTAGCATTTACACCAGCCATAACACTTTGGTTCATACCTAATATTGTAGCCTGTCTACTGCTTTCTGCTTGTTGTACCATTGCATCACCAGCTCCTTGTAATTGTTGTATTCTAAGGTCAGCAGATGCCGCTGCTCTTTGATTAGCTTGTTCTTGTTGTGCGATACTAGCTGAAGCTTTCTGTGTTTGTAAAGCACCTTGATTAGCTAATACTTGCGCAAGTCCTGCAATACCAGAACTACCAGCCGCGCCTCTAAAACCTTCTAGTAAGTTAGCTTGTTGCTGTTGTATTTGCTCAGCTTGAAATTGTGCTGCTTGTTGATTTACTGTTAAATCCTCAAATGGGTTTTCTACATCAGCATAAGGGTTTTCAAACTGTATTGCTCTATATTTTTGTATTTCTTCATCTAACAATGCTTGCTGCTCTTGTTGACGTTTTAACGCTTCTGCGGCTCTATTTTTAGCGTCTCTTCTCATTCTGTTAGAGCTAAAAAGACCAATTGCTGCAGATATTAACGTAGCCGTTGCTGGATCCATATATTATTGTTTATTTATTTATAATTACACTTTTTTAGTGTTATTTACTACTTTGAACTACCTCAGAGCCAACCGAGAATAATTCTATTTTTTGATTTGAATTATTTACAAATTCAAGCTCTGCATAATAACCTTTTAAACCTGCAGAGTTTACTGTTTTATCTTTAGAAAACATTATGAATGTACTAGTGCTTATGTTTTGTGGTATAACATTGTATATTAAATCAACTGTTATTTTTGGTTTTAAATATTGACCACTTAGTTCTGTTACAGGCCCTAGCTTTTCAAAAGCATTGTCATCTGTAGATGCCGTTTCGTAACCACCAACATTACTAGTAGGCACATACCATATGATGTCACCAACTTGTAAAGAAGAGTTTAATTCCTGATCAAATGTTAATTCTATTTTTGCCATATTATCCTACAGTTAAAATGTTATCTAATTCTAAAGTTATAGTTAAATTGTCTTTACCAAATTTTTCTACTACTACATCAGCTGTTACAGTTGCGTTTCTACTACTGCCTGTAAATGTAACTGTTTGTCCGTTTTCTATTGTCTGCGCTGAGCTTGCTGTAATGTTTACACCAGCGCTAACAGCATCTACATGCGGAGTTCCAGTAACACCTATACCAGACATTATAACACCTTCAGCAGCTTTTATACCGTTTGTACTTGTGATAGGTATCGTAGTGCTACCACTAACAGCAGAGTCAGTAGTTGTTACTACAGGGTCTATTGTAACTGCTAAATTACTAACAGAAAACTTAGTATTGTTAAAAGCCTCTGCGTGCGCAGAGCCAAAACCTTTAAAAGTTAATGTAGTACCTAATCCCCAGGTAGAAGAGTTGTTCATAAAAATTGTACCGCCAGGACTGTCTATCATAGCGTTATTTTCAGAGTTTAAAGCTTTAGGTATTGAATAAACATGATCTGTAGCTGTAGATTTGTTTTCATCTTTATAACCAGGTATTATTTTTTTTATAATACTACCCGCTGCAATACCAGATCCAGAAACAGCCATACCCACTGAAAGGCCAGAAATATCAGCCATTTCTATTTCTCTACCAGAGTTGTCGTTGCTAGTAAGTTTTGTTGTTGTAAAATAAAAATCATTAATTTCTGGCTGCCTTGCTATAACAAACTGACTACTACTAAGAGCCACAGACCAAGATATATTAACTTTTCTATTAAATTTTAAACTAGTAACACTAGTGCTAAAACCAGTTGTAGTTTTATTACTGGCAGGTGGATTAGCCGTGTATGTGCCAGAACTACCTGTAGATGCAACAGCAAAAGTAAGAGTAGTGTCAAAATATTGGTATATTTCAGCAGCGTGATAAACATTGTTTTTAGATAAAGATTTTGAAAGTGACGTGTCAAAACCAGGCTCAGCTTGCAACACGACCGTATACTTATCGTCACCACTAGAAAGAGATGGAAATTGTATTACGCTGGTGTATTCACCTTGTTTATTTAACTTTTGTTTAAACAAACCACTAGGTGTTGAAGAAAAACTACCTTTTGGCCTAATAGTATCAGTGTCTTCGCTTACAACAGTTTTTTCTGGAAAATTATAAAGCTCACCAGCCTCGTTAATAACAATTATACTAAAAACTGCATCGGGACTACCAAGAACAGTATATTGTCTAGAGCCTCCAGCTGAAGTTAAAGATGACGAGTCAATAACAAAATTATTTATTTCTTTCATATTAAGGTATTATTTTTACATCTGAAGGTCTACCAACGCCTTGAAAAGCAAAACTTTTTGCATCTATTTCTTCTTTAGCGCTAATACTTTCACCTTTTAAATTGTTAAACCATTTTCCTTCTTTTTCAATAAACTCAGGTATAAAACCCACTTCTTTATCTGTATTTATTTTTTCTAACTTCCAGCCAGGCTTTACTGATAAATTATAATAATTTTCATCGTTTAAATTTTGTATAACGTTTGATTGCGAACCTTCGTAATTAACAGTTTTAAAAGACTTTACAAAACCAGGACTATCGTTAAGTATAGTAGAAACTTTACTATCGTATTGAGTTCCGTAGAAATTATTCCAAGTTACTGTTGGGTTAAAGCTAGTAACAACATCGTCATGGTGTTTGTATAAATTACCATTTTTAAAAGTATAATAAAAGTTAGTAACACTTACGCCTTGCTCTGGCACAAAAGATTTAAAGCTAGACCAACCTTTTACTTTTTCGTCATAACTAATAGTGTTAAGATTTAAAGTTAAATTATACTCGTTTTTCTTTTGGTCATAACTACCTATAATTTTATCTTGATTTTTTAACCTATCTTTAAAATACTTAGACATGCCGTAGTCAGATATAGGTGTTATACCATCTCTTGAAAGTCTTAAAACTTTACCTCTATTTTTGTCTGTAAAATAAGCTCTATAGCTTTCTTTTGCAAAAGATTCAGGATTTTTTGATATACCATAATCGCCAACATAAGGAACTGTTTGCCCAAGCACGTTTTGCGATGCTATTAGTTGAGGATTTCCATCAGCGTTAAATACAGCGTCTTTATTAGCTAAAATCTTAATTACTTTATCTTCGCAAAAAGTTATTAAATCTGTATTTCTACTAAACAGTTTTTGTATACTACCGTAAGTAGGATTTATATCTTTTGTTATTTTTTCAGCCGCAATAAATTGGTTTAAATTGTTAACACCACTTGTTGAGTTGTATATACCAGAATATATTAAACCATTTTTTCTATTTTCTTCTTCATAAACAAAATCTATGGTAGAAGAAGCTATAGCACCTTTATCTATTCTAACTTGATTAAAATCATCTCTTAATCTATCAGACTCAACACCGTTACCAAAAGAGTAACAGTTAAACCACTCAAGTTCTTGTGTAGTGCCATGTAAAGATATATCGTAGCATTCACTAGCCTCGTAATAAATATCTAAATCTACATTTTCTTTAGGTTCTGTTTCCCAAATAGCTGGATTGCTACTTAATAGTTGGTCACCTTCGTTTTCATCTAGTTCTAAAAACTGTATTGCTTGCGGCGTGTCTTCATCTGCACCATCAGTAGGGTCTAAAAGGTTTGAATAAACCGTGCCACTACTATTAGTAAAATTAGAGTTGCCAAGTGGATCTGCTTCTGCATACACAGGGTTTCCATTAACTACAGGTGGAGTATCTGAGTGTAGTGCAAAAGGTATTATATAAGTTGTTCTTCTATTTACAGCTTCTGAAAATTGATCCCAATCTCCTTCTAAATTTACCGCAAAATTATAACCTGGCGTAGAAAAAAGTTGGCTTGTAGTGTTAAGAGAATAACCAGATAAATTAAGTCCTTCAGTAAAACGCTGGTCAAAATTATTTTTAACTTTTGCAAAATTAGAATAATTATATCTTTTTTCTATTACAACATCATCATTTATAATGTATTTTTGATTTTCAGTATCTCCAACAAACTTAAATATTTTATTTTTAACTAAGTTTCTAACTACATCAATTTGATCAACATGCTCTTGATTTATTATAGATCCCACAGCAAATAACTCTGGTTTTTGCAAAGGAGCTTTATTAAGTTCCGCTGGCATGTTAGGTAATAAAGAGTGGTTTTGAAATCTGTTTTCTGCGTCAGGTAGTATTTGAGAAAAAGACAGCTCCATATACCACTGCCCAGTAGTAGGCTCTCTATATATACCTCTACCATAGCCCTCGTCAAAAGCAGGTTTCATTTCTGAATTAACATACTGAATACCATTAATTTCTATAAAACCATTTGGAACACCTGACTGTGTTGATAGTGCTGGCTGAAGGGTTGATTCAAGATCGTTGTTTTCTGGATGTTTACCAGCGTAATACACTTGGTCTATAAACCACTCACTACTAATATTATTATTATTAAAATGCAATATGTTATTAGCCCAACGACCTCTTAAATTAGACGCCCAAACACCAGTTGTGCCGTTTGGCAAACTGACATTGTCTATTATAGAATGTTGATAATCTGCACCTCTATCTGCTATAAAAAAAGCATCCAAATAAGCTTTAGAAGAATAATCTTGAGAAGCGTAAGCACCTCTAAAAACATATTGCTCAGTAGAATTATCATTAAGAATTTTTACAAAAAACTTACCATCAAACTCCGGTTGCTCTTTTCTTTCGTCTTTGTAAAATCTTAAAGATAAGTTGTCATTTAAGTTTGAAGGTGAAAAAGTAGTTATATTTGCAAAGTTAGAATATATCCACTTGTCAGAGTCTTTTATTTTTTCTTTTAATTTTATATTATAAAAAGGAGCGGTAAACTCTATATTAGATATTTCGTAAAAATCAGAGGTTACATTTTCACTAGTGTCTTTAAATTTTAAAGCTATTGTTTCAGTAAAGTTATCAATACTAGGTCCTCCATCAGCTTTAAAAGTAGCTTCATCTATTTGAAACGACGTAGAACCAACTATTGGCATATCACCTGTAAAAAGGTTTTCTATATCGCCAGTTCCGTTAGTATCAGATATAAACACGTAATTACTTTTAACTTCTACAGGGGCATTATCTTCTATAGCTATTACTTTGTATTTTAAGTTTTCACTAACTTGAACGTCAGCATCTAATTGCTTTTTGAGTATTAAAAAAGTTTCTTCATCTATTTTATTTCTTTCAGAAGAAGGAAAAGAAAGCCAAGCGTTACCATCTTTAGCTTTGTAAACTCTATCCATAGCTAAGTTGTAATACTCGTTTGAAGTTTCTTTAACATAAACTTTATAAAAACTTGCCCAACTAGGAGCTGGGGTTGTTGCTGTAAATGTTATAGAGTTTGAATTAGCAGCTTCTTCTTTTGGTATTTTAAAAGAACTTCTTGAACTACTAAAAACAGGGGTTTGCCTACCGTACTCATCTAAATAAACAATACCTAATTGATAGTTTCTTGATGATTTTAAAGATTTTTGAGGAACGCTACCAACAACATTAACACCTGATCTAGAACCGTAAAAAGCGTCAACCAAAGGCTTTTTAAGTAAATCATAGTTTTGTAAATAATTACCGTATACTATTCTATTACCTGTTATTTCTTGAGCTAAAGCTTTTCTAGGAACATTATCAAATGGTCTTATTATTTGATTAGAAGGTAACGCTGCGTATACAACATCAGATGTAACATCGTAGAAATTTGCAGTCCAATTGTTTTCATTAGTGCTTGTTACTGGAAAAGTACCAGGTGCAGACGTTACGATATTAATATCTTTTAAATCGTTATATTTTATTTTTTCAACAAGATAAACATTTGGTGAGCTAGAGTTTTTATACAACAAGTCTATTTGCACAACGTTTTCTAATATATTAGCTTCTACAAAGTTTTTTAATTTTAAACTTTTTAATTTGTTTTGCATACCAAGGTTGTATGCTTTTTTAGTTTCATAATCAAAATTATCTGGAAAAAACGCTATGTTTGAAAAAGGAGCAAAGGTAGAATATTCACCATCTTGATACTTATATCTATAACTAAACCTAGCAAATTCTTTTTCAAAAAAATCTAATTCGTTTTGTTTTCTAAAAACAAACCAGTCAATAGTATTGTAGTCAGTACCTGGTGATATTTCTAATATTTCTATTTGATATGTGTGCGGAGCAAAAACATTTCCAGAAGGTGAAATAGTACCACTAACATCAGCTAAAACTTTTATTTTTACTTGGTATGAATCAGGCAGATCTGAAGAAGAGTTAACACCTGTATTTGCCAAAAACAAAAGCTCATCACCAGAAAAAAATCTAGCGCTACCAGTAAAGTTAAAAAACCCATTAATATATGTTACATCACCAACGATCCTATTGTTTCCAATAATAGGAACTATAAGCAGTGGATTTGCATTACCATTAAACTCAGCTGTAGTATCTACATCTAAATTAATATCTAACTCTAATTTTGTTTTTGGGGATTTTTTTATAACAGTAATATGTTCTTCTCTAATATCTACACCAGAGTTTAAATCTATATCTCTTTCAGGAACTATTATTTTAGTGTGTGTATTTTCATCTATTGTACCTTGCATACAAAGGTCAATATTTATTTTTTTTGGCTCTGTGCCTATTAAGTTATTGTTTTCGTCTTGGTAAGCATCAGTCCAAAATAATAAATTGTCAATAACGTTTATACCTGTTATTATGTTTTCAGGATCAAATTTTAAAACGTTTTTGTTTGTGTCAACTAAAACTGGTGTTACTTGACTTTGATACCATCTTAATATCATGTCTTTAGCGTCGTTAGCAATAAACCAATACAAAGTATTATTTTTTTCGTCTGCGTATTTACCTACACAAACAGACTCTTCTAATATAAAACCGTCAGAAAGAAGGGTATTACTATGTATGTTTTCTAAAGCACCAACGTCAGACTCTTCAGTTGTAGACACCTGTACGTTTTCAGCGTGTCTATACTGACCTTTAGGTAATAGTCTTTCGTCAAGGTCTTTGTTCATTTTACCTTCCGAAAAATTTTGCTTAATTTCAGCCATGTATTAGTGTTTTATTTGCTTAGATTTACCTCTAAGTATTTGAGTTAATTCACTTAATTTTAAATTTGATAATCTTAGTTTTGCTTGTCTTACTGACGCAAACCTATCTTTTTTAAATCTTCTTACTATGTATTCTGGTACGTTAGCTCTAGTCGATAATATAGCGTGCGCTATTGACATATACATTGCTTGCTCTGCAAACTTATGTACTTTCATTTCTGACTCTGTACCTAAGCTATCACTTAAATAGTCTAATATAATAGTTTTGCCAGATAAAAAAGAACCGAAATGTATTAGACCTGTGTTTTCATCTATATAATAAGAACCGTTATCTTGTGCGTGTTCAGGATCAATACCATATCTTCTTCCTTCTGCATACCATCTAGTATCATCTTCATAATCATCGTTAGTAGCACTAGGCGTGTGTGCTTTGTAGTTTTTCCAAGCCTTAGACTCTTTGTTTAAGTCAACAACTATAACTTGTGTTCCTGGTATCACGTTGTTCAAAGGTCTTCCAGCTGTACCTGTTGGAGTGTCTAATAGTAAATCAGCTTCGTATTCAGGGTTTGTTATACTTATAGAAGTTCCTCTATAGTTACCTGTAGTAGTTTCATATACTGAAGCTACTGTTGAGTTTATAGGTATACCAGGTCCAAAAACAGACATACCAACTTTTATGTCTGAATAAGTACCATGAAACAATATTTGCATGTCAAGTGTTCCACCACCACCGTAAAAAATGTAATTAGTATTATTAGCGCCGTTTCCAGGATTAACTCTAGTATCACCTGTAACATCAACTCTTACTTCTTTTACAAACTTAGGTAAAGGTATTTTTGATTTAAAAGAACTATCAGCAGTATAATGTGTGCCAGAGGCTATAGGGTTTCCAAATGAATCGTAAGTTCTTGTAATACCGTACTCTTGATACAAACCTGTTACTAAATCTTTCCAAACATTGTTTTCAAATTTTATACTACCATCATCATTTTGCTGGTAAGCAACTGGATTTGATGTTTTACGAGCAGGATATAAATTTCTTTTTATACCAGCATCGTCAACATAAGACAAACCAGTATAATGCACGTAGTCTTGCGGAACTGGCAGAGTTAGCGTTGCTGGCACTTCTAACTCGTAAGATTTTACTGATTTTAAAGTATCAAAACTTAATTCAGCTAAAGAACGCTGCGCGTGAAAAGCAACGTCAGTTCTACTAACTTTACTTATTAATTTGTCTTCACCAACATAAGCTACTAAAAAAGAGTTTATAATATCCTCTAATGAAAAAAACTGATAGTTGCCGTAGTTAGCGTTACCACTTTGCTGCACGCCATCTGGCCCTTCATAATAAATTTTAGCGTTTAAGCCTAAATCAATAAGTTCTCCAGCACCTGTTACTGGATCTTGTTTTTGTATAATACCGTCTAGTAATCCCATGTGTTATGCTTTTTCTTGTTGAATATTTTTATTGTCTTCTGCTGTAGCTATTTGATACATAGCAGGATCTTTTATAGCTATACCAGCTAAAGCTAGTATTTTTACTATTAAATTATTTTCTTCTGAAGGATGTAGTTGAAAATCTATTGAAGTTGTAGCGTCGTAAAGTGCTGTATCATTAATTACATTATATCCCCAATTTATTTTTCTAGGTTTTCTAACGTAGTGACACTGCACGTTATTTGTAAATGTAGGGTAAATTCTATAACCTTGAGGTGTGTCAATAAATACAGCTCTTTTTATAGTTGGTTTTGCAAGTGGTGATAATTTTATATTTAAATACTCTTTATGAGTAACTTGTTCTATTTCGCCAAAGCCTGTTTCTAAAGTTCCTAATCTATATAACTCGTTAGGCTTTGTGTAATAAGGGTCTACAAAATTTAGTAGTTTTATATTTTTAAATATAGCTATTTTTTCTTCTAATAAAGTTAGCATGTCAGCATACTCCGTGCTATTACCTGGAACTCTATTAAATTGATTTATATCATAAAAATATTGCTCAAATATGTCCATTTGAGCTTGATCTGCAAATAAGTTAAACTCTTGTGGAGTTATATAGCCTCTTTGCTCTTTATTAGCTATTGCTAAAACTTTTTGATATACTGTATCTATATTTACCATATTTCTTTATTGTAGTTTGCGATCGCCCCGAAGAGCGACCGC